GCTCCATAGGACAACTACCCAAGTGCACGGGCAAGTTTATCGGGTTCGAATCCCGGCGGTTGCATTGAAGCACTTCACTTTTCGTGAGGTGCTATTTTTATACATAATTTCGGAGGCGAGGATATGAACACAAAAAGAAAATATGACCCTTACCGATGGAAGTCAACAAATAAATATTGGGATTGGGACGAATGGAAACACGAGTTCCAAGAAAATGGCAAACAAGTTCATCGTATGGAACGTAGGCTTGCCAAACAAGACTTGAAACAGTTTCGGAGGCGAGTAGATGCAATGGACAGATGAACAGATCGGTGACATTAGGAAGCTCGCCTCTGAAGGCTTTACCAGACGCGAGACAGCCGACAAACTCGGGATTAGCTATGATGCGCTTCAAGGTAAAGCAAGACGGCTTGGCATCGAGTTCCAAAAGCCAGTCAAGAATGAATACGATTCAGACGGTACACAATCCAGTGAAACCATTCTGAAAGTAGTCAGGGGTCACAAAATGACGCCTAGAGAGGTTTTGGAAGCTCACGGGTACGATTACACCAAGTGGGAGCTTGTACGTGCTACAAGCAACTTCTGGAAGCAGACGCCTGAAGCAACGTTGTATCAAAGCAAGATACAAATCAGGCCGTTAGTCGAAGCAGAACAATATGAATCATTGATGAATGACATCATCACACACAAGGAGCCGTATCAAGCCAAGGCTCCTATTTTTGTGGAATCAGATAGATATCTGGTCATTCCGGCTTTCGACACACATTTCAACGGTCACACATTCGACGTCTATGCTGAATCTCTGAAACGTCAGCTAGAGATCATTCAACGCGGCCACTACGCCAAAATATTGCTCATTCTGGGCGGTGATCTAGCTCACGTTGACAATATCAACTCGACCACAGCAAAGGGCACACAGCTCGAAACAACTGACTTAGGCGAGACTGTGAACGAAATGGAGCAATACTTCGAGACACTGATTGAAGCAATCATTAAGAATGCCAATGAGTGTGAGGTCATGTATTGTGCCGGGAATCATGATCCTTCAGTTGGATATATGTTTGCACGTCTATTGAAACGCGCCTACAGCAACCAAACAAACATCACTTGGGACATATCACTGAAGCATTACAAAGGCGCTATGCTCGGCCACAACTTCATTGGGGCCACTCACGGAGACAAGGGTAAGAACAACTACCTCGCAAAATACCTAGATGAGTTTGGATTCATGTTAGGCACAGCACAGAACCGCGAGCTTTTCACCGGTCACCTTCATAGCGAGATGAGTAAAGATTTGGGCGGATTCGTTCAGCGTCAGGTATCAACTAGAAAACCTAATGACCGCTGGACAGATGACTTGGGCGTGGTTGCTCACAAAACGTTTGAGCTGGTCGAATATTCGGATCATGATACGAGGGCGATTTACTATGTTTAAAGAAGAACGTGAGATTTGGAAAGACATTGAAGGATATGAAGGCCTCTACCAAGTTAGCGAATTGGGCAGAGTAAGAAGTCTCAATCGCGAAGACGCACAAGGACGCCCCATAAAAGGAACGGTGCTCGCTGACAGTTCAAGCGTCAGGGGGTATCGTCGGGTTAGCTTATGGCGAGACGGAGACGTTAAAAATAAGCTTATCCACCGTCTCGTGGCTACGGCATTCTTGGATAACCCCGATAATTTTCCGCAGGTCAACCACAAAGACGAAAATAAAGCAAATAATGCAGTATCAAATCTTGAATGGTGCTCAGCACTTTATAACAACATGTACGGTACCCGCAACAAGCGCGTAGCGAAAGCGAACGAGCATCCAATCTATGTAGTGACCAACTCAGGACATCACTATTTTTTTGGTAGCGTAAAGAAAGCCTCGGAGCTTCTCGGACTAAACCATAGCCGTGTATCTAAGTGCCTTCGTGGAAAAGCTAAACATCACCATGGATATTCATTCGAGTTGGCGGTGTAGATCATGTCAGGAATGAAACGTGTTAGCTATGGCTACGTTTGCAAAACCGAGCAAAAAATCATTGAAGAGATATCAAGGGAAACAATACACGGAGGGAAACATATGCTATCAAATAATATTAAAGGCCAAAGTAGGCAATTGTCTCACCGTCAGTTGCCTCCACCAGCACCAGTGCTACCAAAAATGGAAGGATCCCTACCAACTCGTGCCACTGCAACTAAGAAATACAAATACAGTCTGATTGCTGATGTGAATGAGGCCATTAATCAAGGAATTAATACTACATCCCCAATCTCAATTGGCGTTTCCAAGTACAATCCAGCAGTCGTTAATGAAGTAATCAGTTTGCTAAATAAATCAGGATGGGATGTTACTGGTCTAAATATTGACGGTAACGGTTCCTATTCGGCAATCATATTATCTTAGGAGGAATTATGCATGCTTAAAGTAGTTAAGCGACTGAAAGAATACTTCTCAGGTAAAAAAAGAACCGACAAGATAAACGTTACGATTGATGCAAACACGAATATACTTATGGCCAAACTTGACAAGATCAAGAACGCGGTCAAAAACATCAAGGATGACGCGACACCGGAAGTTTCACCCACCTTAACTGCGTATGGTCTATGTGATGCTAAGTTGCCTGAGATCGAAAGCGTCGAGCTGCCTGATCATGTTGGGTTCAGTGAATCGTTCATTGCAGAGCTATACAAAGTACTGAACGACTATCAGCAAAAGCAGGAGCAGCCATCGCAGCGTGCAAGCACTCCGCATGTTCGTATCGAATTCGATGACATTAATGATGTGCCTTGTGTTTGGGTTGATGGCAAACGGATTGATAGATCAGATACAGGGCTCGTTAGCGTTTCACTTGACTGGCATACAAAAGATCCAGCGGCAACAGATCATGTTATCCAGGCGTATAAAATCGAATATTTAAAGGGGGATCACCGCGAAGGAATCGCTCAGGGGTCTGCGATGGGACCTGATCTCTTTAAGAATGATATCCATGCCAAGTAAGAAGCTTGCCTTTATAAATGGCAGACCGCAATTGGTTGATGCCAATGCTCGTGTTAGATCGGAGGCGGATAGGCAGTACAACCGTGTGCGGAATGAGCAGCAGTCGGACTACCTTAAGTTCTATCACAGTAATGAATGGAAGCAGCTGCGTGAGCAGATATTGATTAGAGATAACAGTTTATGCCAACACTGTGGCTTACAAGCCTCATTGGTTGATCATATTGTTCCAAGCGAAGATGACTGGGAAGACCGCACGAACGCGGATAATCTGCAGGCTTTATGCAGGGACTGCCACTATTGGAAGACGAGACGTGAGACAACCAAGCGTAAGAAGGGACAGCATCGAGCCATGAAGATTACAGTAATCGTTGGCTATCCAGCAAGTGGCAAGTCAACGTACGTCAAGCGACATCAAGGACAGCATGACCTCGTCTATGATTACGACCATCTCATGACGGCGTTAACAGGCCTGCCATTACATCAGGGCAATATAGACGCCAATGATTATGTGCAACTAATCTATGAGCTGATACTACGGAAGCTTAAAGCAGAGCAGACCTTTGACCATGTATGGTTAGTCATGACATATCCAGATGAGAAGCTAGACACGTTGCTTGCTAGTCGAGAGGTCGAACACATACTCATCGACACTGACCGAGACACATGCATGCAGAGACTGTCTAAGCAAGGTCGAGATGTGAGTCAACTCATCAAAGCGATGAACAAACTTGATGAATTGAAATCACAAAACAAATTAAAAAAATTCAAAGAAATAAAAAATTAAAAAACGAATTTTCGAGAATTTATCGGGCGACTTCACGGGCTGGAAACGGCTAGACCCCCCTTCCATTTTTATCGGGGGTTACATTTCTTGGAACGGAAGAACGGTCGGCCTCTTTTTTGCACCCCAAATTGTAACGATTTTTAGGGGGTAGGAGGTCAATAAGACCCATTTTATATAGATATTAGGAGGTGAAGTGGGAAATGGCTGGAAAATACAAAGTGTTGCAAATGTCGAAGGGTGATTTGACCAAAGAACGGCAGGAAGCCAAGTTACATGCGGAATTGATGGCCAAAGATGGCATTCCAAAGCTTCAGGTAACACCGCCTAATCATCTTGACCCAGTCGCAAAACAAGAATACAAGCGAATCATCGCATCTTTGGGGACCTTACCACTTAGAAATCTCGATCGCGCCGAGTTGGAAAATTATTGCACATGGTATTCGGTTTATAAAAACACATCGGTCAACATGAAGCTGGCTTTAAAGAATGGAGATCAAGATGAGTATTATGCATACGTTGGCATATTGAATAAAGCAACGGCAAATATTAAAAGTCTAGCCAGTGATCTTGGTCTTAATGTCAATAGCCGGATGCAGATGAGCATGCCTAAGACCGAAGCACAGAAAAATGATTCAATCATTGATACTTTTGGCTGACTGCGATGGAGGTGATGTTGGTTGTCAAAATTTAAGGATCCAATGCCTAATTTCATAAAGCGTGTGCTGGACGGTCGTCTTATTACCTCTAAGGCAGTTAATCTCGCGGTGAAACGGCATCAAGAAGACTTGAAACGAACAGATTGGCGATGGCGTTATGATCCAAATCTAGCGGGAAAGGCAGTTAAATTTATGGAAATTCTGCCAGAACCAAAAAGTGGGAAACCACAACCATTAGCACCGTTTCAGAAATTCATTATTGGCAGTATATATGGCTGGGTTGATAAAGATGATTCAAATATAAGGCGATTTACCGATGTGTTCATTTCGATGGCACGAAAAAACGGTAAGTCGCTTTTGATTTCTGGTGTCATTCTTTATGAGTTTCTGTTCGGAAAGAATCCAGCCAACAAACGGCAATTATATACCGCTGCTAATGATCGCAAGCAGGCCGGCATTGTATTCGGAATGGTCAAAGACCGACTACGTGCGCTGATGCGGAAAGACCCTGGTATCAAACGAATGGTTAAGATTACGCGAGATGAACTTGTCAATTTAGACGACGGGTCAACAATTCGTTCATTCTCTCGTGATACAGGACTTGTCGATGGCTATGAACCCCATGTTGCGGTGGTTGACGAATATGCCAACGCTAAAACAACAGATATGATTGAAACTCTTGCCTCAGGGCAGGTGTTACTGCCTAGTTATCTGACGTTCATCATTTCAACGGCTGGATTCGACATGAACGTGCCGATGTTTCAACAAAATTATCCATATGCCAAAAAGGTGTTGTCCGGTGAAGAAAAAGCAGAACGCTATTTTGCATTTATTGCTGAACAAGACAACGTACAAGAGGTTGATGACCCCAATTCTTGGATCAAATCGAATCCGCTACTTGACGTTGATACCTTACACGGACAAATCAGTGATTATCTGACGACTAAGTTAGCTCAAGCTCGTGCTGACGGCAGTATAAACGCTAAATTGGTCAAAAACTTCAATATTTGGCGACAGGCTACAGAAGACAGTTATCTAGATTTCGACGCTTGGAAAGCGGCAGAGCTGACCGACAAACCTGATATTCGTGGGCAAAGAGCATGGATTGGCATTGATGTCGGTCGTACAAGCGATCTATTCGCTATTTCTTGGCTAATTCCCCAAGAGGGCTGGTGGTGGCTTGATGGTTATGCATTTGTTGCTTCAAAAGGTGGCATCGATAACAAAATCAAGACGGATCGGATTGACTACTTGGCTGCTGAACAACACGGCGAAGGCGAGATCAGCAGCTTAGAGTCAGGTATCATTGACAACGATCGGGTATATGAATGGCTCGAAGACTTCATTGAACGTAATGACTTAGATGTTCAGGGCATCATGTACGACCCTTATCAATTTGGGCCAATGCTAACAGCAATTGAGAAAAATCACCCTGAGTGGCCGATGGTACAGGTGCGACAAGGAACGCTGACACTGTCAATGCCAACTAAGCAGTTCCGCGATGATGTTATCAGTGGTCGCATAAAGCATTCAGATAATCGCATTATGCAGGCCGCCGCAATGAACGCGGTTCTAATGTCTGACAACAACGGCGTCCGTATTAATAAGAATAAGTATGCTAACAAAATAGACATGATTGATGCCACGCTTGATGCTTATGCCATCGCTTTCAAGGAAGATTTGGACAACTATTTGGACGACGACCGTGTGTTTAGTGACGACTTTGGCTTTTAGGAGGTGAGAACGTGAATGGAAAACTAGCTAACTTTTTCAGAATTCTTGGCGCAAATATGGCTGGAATTGCCACTGTTTTAGGCTTCATTTTAGCTGGATATGGGGCTTTTTTGATCAATAGGCCTACTGGATTCATGGTTTGCGGCGGCTTGTTGTTTGTTCTCGCCTTTATTCTGCTGCTTCCTGATAACGAAGGGAGGTGAGATGAATGAAGCTATTTCGAGGATTGGCAAACGAAGTGGATCCTCACTGGGCAGACCATTTGCTTGATTCTGGAGTAATTCCATCATTTCGAGGTGGATACCTTGGAATTTCTGCCTTACGGAATTCTGACGTGCTTACGGCTGTATCGATTGTCTCGGGTGATGTTAGTCGTTTTCCGCTAGTAATCACGGACAGCTCAACCGATGAAGTTATTGACTTAGCCAATATTGAATACTTGATGAATACAAAGGTAAACAAGCGGCTGTCGGCTTATCAGTGGAAATTTTCCATGATGGTCAATGCAATTTTGACTGGCAACGCTTATTCGCGTATTGTGCGCGATCCGATAACCAACGAACCAGCTATGTTTGAGTTCTATGCCCCATCACAGACGCAGGTGGACACAAGCGACCCCGATAACATCATCTACCGTTTCACGCCTTACAATTCTAGCATGCAAAAAATATGTGAATTTGAGGACGTCATTCACTGGAAGTTTTTCTCATACGACACAATCATGGGGCGCTCACCGCTGTTGTCGCTTGGTGATGAAATTGGACTGCAGGAGTCAGGCGTTTCAACGTTACAGAAGTTCTTCAAGAGCGGCTTGAAAGGCTCAATTATCAAAGCAAAGGAGAGCCGCCTGTCTGCCGAAGCACGCCAGAAGATTCGTGAAGATTTTGAAAGGGTACAGGCAGGTGCTGATGCTGGATCGCCAATTATAGTTGACGCAACGATGGATTATCAGCCGTTGGAAGTTGATACAAACGTTCTTAATCTGATTAACAGCAATAACTATTCAACAGCGCAGATTGCGAAGGCTTTGCGGGTGCCAGCGTATCGATTAGCCCAAAATAGTCCTAACCAGTCTGTTAAACAGCTTGCTGATGACTATATTCGCAATGATCTTCCATTTTACTTTGAACCGATTACAAGTGAGTTTGAACTAAAGCTGCTTGATGACGCGCAACGGCACCAATATTGCATAGGATTCGACACAAAATCAGTAAACGGATTGCCGATTGCTGACGTAAATACAGCAGTTAATGGCGGACTGTGGACTGGAAACGAGGGACGTGCGGAGCTTGGAAAGAAACCGTTAAAAGACCCGAACATGGATCGTATTCAGTCGACACTTAACACATTTCTTGATCAAAAGGCAGCATATCAAGCTGAGCATGCAGCAGAATTGAAGGGAGGTGATACTAATGCCAAAGGAAATCAGAATGGCAGCGGCACCAATGCAAATTCGTGATGGTGATGATGATCATCCTACGGTCATTGAGGGCTATGCCCTTAAGTTCGACAGGCAATCCGAGATTATGGGAAGTGGTGAGCTGAGTTTCCGCGAACACATTGACCCACACGCACTGGACAATGCGGACATGAGTAACGTTGTTGCGCTATTTAATCATGACCAGAACCAAGTGTTAGGCCGCACGGGAGTCAATTTAGAGCTGACGGTTGATGAAACGGGGCTCAAATATACGTTGACACCTCCAGATACACAGCTTGGGCGTGATTTGTTAGAAAATGTTCGTCGGGGAATTATCAGCCAATCAAGTTTTGCATTCACGATTGCACCAGACAAAGATGCACAGAAGTGGCAAAAATCTAATGAACGTGGTGTGAAGTATGACCGTACTATCAACAATATTGATCATTTGTTTGATGTCTCTCCAGTAACCACGCCAGCATATCCGGATACTGAGGTAAAGGTCGGAGCACGATCGTTGGAACAGATAAAAGCGCTAGATCAGCCGCCAGAATGGAAACTTAAGCGGCGTAAGATGCTTTATCAATTAAATAAAGAGGACTTGCTCAAAGGCATCGAATAACCGGTGCCTATTTTTATACAAAAAACAAGGAGGGTCACTAGATGACTTTAGATGAAAAATTAGCTGCTGTTAAAAAGCAACTTGATGAAAAGCGTTCAGCGTTGCCAGCTATGAAGACAGAACTTCGTTCTTTACTTGAAGGTGAAGATTCCGAGGAAAACCTGAAGAAGGCAGAAGGCGTTCGTGCCAAGTATGATAAAGCTGACAAAGAGATCAAAGATCTTGAAGAAAAACGTGACTTATACGAGGCTGCGTTGAAAGGCAATGAACAGCCGAGCGGGAAGAAGCCCGATCATCCGGAAGAGCATAGCTATCGCGATGCACTGAATGCTTATTTGCATACTCGTGGTCGTAATACTGATGGCGTCAATTTTGAAAAGACTGATGTTGGCACATTTGCAGTTTTACGAGCTGTTCCTACTGATGCCAGTGATGCGGTAAATGCCGGTGTCAAGGCTGCAGACGCGGCCTCGACCATTCCAGAAACTATTGGCAATACACCACAGCGTGAATTGCAGACTGTTGTTGATCTGAAACCTTTCACGAACGTATTCCAAGCCTCTACACAAAAGGGTACTTACCCAACAGTTGCAAATGCCACAACCAAGATGGTCACTGTCGCCGAGTTGGAAAAGAACCCAGCAATGGCAAAACCAGAATTCAAACCGGTCAACTGGTCTGTTGAAACGTATCGTCAGGCGTTACCAGTATCGCAGGAGTCAATTGACGACTCTGAGATTGATTTGGTTGGCCTGATTGACCAGAACGCACAACAAATTAAGGTCAATACGACTAACGGTGCTGTTGCAACTCTGCTGAAAGGCTTCACTGCCAAGACGATCTCTAGCGTTGATGATTTGAAGCATATCAATAACGTTGATTTAGATCCTGCATATTCTCGTGTGATTATTGCTTCACAGAGTTTCTACAATTTCTTGGACACAGTTAAAGATGGCAATGGTCGCTACTTGTTACAAGATAGCATCTTGACCCCGTCTGGCAAGAGCGTTCTTGGTATGCCGATTGCTGTTGTATCTGATGATACTTTGGGTGCAGCAGGCGAAGCACACGCCTTTTTGGGTGACATCAAGCGGGCAATTCTGTTTGCTAACCGCGCAGACTTCATGGTTCGATGGGTTGATGATCAGATTTACGGCCAATTCTTGCAAGCAGGAATGCGCTTTGGTGTATCTGTTGCTGACGAAAAAGCAGGGTACTTCCTCACATATACCCCAAAAGCGTAACGCCTGACGGAGTGACTTTGAGCCAGAAAACGTTCACGGGTGGTGTCGGTGCCACAAAAGATATCACGGTGACAGTCACTCCTGATGGCGCTCCTCAAGCAGTCGAAGCTGTGTCGAGCGATGAAAGAGTCGCTACGGTTGTTAAGAAGGCCGATGGTATTTACACTATTACCAATCTGGCAGCGGGTGCAGCGACAATCACATTTAGCACTAATGGCATCAGCTCAACACTTGCCGTTACTGTTAACGCTGGGTAGGTGATTACTCTTGGCAGATACTACGCTTGACAAAAGCCCACTGACCGATGAACAGTTTCAGGTTCTGAAAATGTACTTGAAAGTTGATCAGACAATCGAAGACCCAATGATTATGCAACTGGTGCATGATGCTTGTGGTGAAATCAGTTCGGCTATTAGTTTTGGATCAAATCCGGAACAATTTCTAAGCAATCCAGAAACTCGGGATCGTTTCTTCACAGCGCTCATGAAGCAAGTGAAGGAAGACTATGACTACCGAGGTATGGGTGCTGAAGTCATGCGCTTCCCGTTGCAAACATCAACCACAAATATCATCAATCAGCTTCGCTCAGAATTGCCGGAAGAGGATGGTGATCCTGATGCGCACTAATCGAATGACTGAAAGAATTGCGTTCGTCAGCTATGAGTCAAAAAAGGTTAACGGAGTTCCGGTTGATGGTGTGCTCGTTAAGCATATGACGGTTTGGGCGGAAGTTCCTAAGATACCAATCAGAGAAGCAAATGATCCACAGACGAAGTTGGGCACTCGCAAAGACAGCCCGACTTTTTTAGTGCGATTTTTGACCGAAGAGGAAATCCAACCAACTTGGCGAATTCAGTGGCGTGGGAAGGAATATCAAATCACGGGTCTTGATCCCGATTACGAGAGGCGCGATCTGACAACGATTACGGCAAAGGCGGTGAGCTGATGGGCGTAAAAGTCACAGGGGATGCTGAACTGCTTGCTAATCTTAACAAGCTCCAATTTGGAGTTGCAAAAGAGGCTCGAGCGGCTGTCCGAGATGGCGCACAGAAGTTTGCCGACAAGCTAAAAAGCAATACGCCCGAGTGGGACGGCGAGACTGATATGAGCGGGCATTTGAAAAATGATATTCAGCTTTCAAGTGTCCGTGAAACGAGTGGCGTAACAGAAGTAGACGTTGGATATGGGAAAGATACCGGATGGCGAGCCCACTTTCCAAACTCTGGGACCTCTTTGCAAAACCCGCAGCATTTCATTGAGGAAACCCAAGAAGTCATGCGGCCAGTTGTTATCGCTGCTTTCCTAAGCCACTTGAAGGAAGGCGGGATGTAATGGCACCTGAAAAACGTGTTTATGACATCCTGTCGGCCAATTTGGATATTGCTGACAAGGTGTATATAGGCACTCCAGACTTCAATAACCGGACTAGCGTAACTCCTGAAAGTTTAGCTCCATGGGTGAGAATCACTTCTTTGCCCGGTGATGCTGCTGATTATGCTGACGATTCTAGAATCCTAGAGTATCCGAAAGTACAAGTGGATTTTTGGGTGGACAAAACGGACTGGGATCAACAAGAAAAAATTGAAACACAGATATATCAAGCACTACATGCGGCTGGCTGGGAAAGGTATTATCGCAACTCCTACGTTGATGGTGATACCCCAGCTCTTCGCATGACAACAGGATACTTTCAGTTTCAAGGACTGCCGATTGGCTAGTCCTTTTTATTTTCCTAAAGGAGGATTTTAAATATGGCAGATACTGCTGTAACAACTAATAAGAAGTTAGCAAAATTTGGGGCTTCGGCCTTTGAATACGGGGTTGTCGGTGATGACGACTTTGTACCAAGCACACGAAAGATTCAAGGCTTATCTAGTGTGAAATTGGATATTAAAACAGAGCAAAAGACGCTGTCCGCTGATGATGGCCCGTACTTGATTCTTTCTGGTGGCATCACAGAAGCAACCGAAACAATCGAAATGTACGATGTTGATTCCGTTATGAAGTCTGATTTATTTGGCATTAAGGTTGTTAATGGGGTTGAAGTATATCCAAAGAATCTTAGCCCTAATTACGCCGCAACTTTGTTCCGCACGAAGCTTTCAAATGGCAAGTACGTTTGGGTTGGTATGCTCAAGGGAATGTTCTCACTTCCGGGCGTTGATACCAAGACTGTTGACGGCACACCAGATCCAAGTGCTGACAGTATCGAAGGCTCATTTATTCCTCGAGGTGACCAAGACACTGGCAATGTTGTGTTGATTGGTCGTGAAGACAACGATGGATTCGATTTTGATAAGTTCCACGGATATGTTTTTCCTAAGACTGCTGAAGACGCGACTATTGTCTCAACTACTGTCCCAAAAGTGTAGTCGGTGTCAGCTTTGAGAACAGTTCGATTAACCTTGCGGTTGGCGCATCTACAGCGTTGAAAGTGCAAATTAATCCGGCTGATGCCGCAAATAAACAAGTTACTTTCAAAACGTCAGATCCCACAGTTGCCACCGTTTCCAGTGATGGAACTGTGGCTGGTGTAAAGGCAGGGTCTGCAACCGTAACAGTCACAACTGACGATGGTGGTAAAACTGCCACCGCAACGATTACTGTGGCTTAGCAATGAACTTGTCGCCTATAAATGCACAATACGCGAACAGCGGGCGGCTTATACCTAAGGAGATTAAGCATGGCATATCAAATTAAACTAAATATCAAAGGCGAAACGTGCGTGTTCACGCGAAATGGAGAGCCAACATTACGTGATACTACGAACGCCTTGAAAGTGCAGCAACAACAATTGCGCATGCTAAACCGTAAAGATGGCCCTTCAAACGATGATTACGATGAGAACGAGAAAAACTTAGCCAAATTTGCGGTTGATTTCTGGAAAAACCAGTTTACTACCGATGATGTTATTGATGGCTCGTCTATTTCTTTGAAATCGTTGGATTCAATCAATGATGCCATTGGCGATTCTCTAAGCGATGGTGAAGAGGATAAGAAGGACACAGCAAAAAAATCACCGAAGCGGACGTCAAAGAAGCCATTAGCAACCTTGACGACTTCTACAAAGCAAGGCTCTCTGAAGGCTACCGATTAGCTGACGTTGATGCTATGACGCTCCGCGATATTGAAAAGCTTAACCAGATTTACGAGGAACGGGAGACCACGATCGACAAGGCCTTTCCGTTCCTTTTCTAGTTCTATGAAAGGAGGTAAAACATGTTAGGAAATCTCGGACAAATTGCGGCTACCGTAAGCTTGAACATTGATCCGTTTCAAGTAAGCCAGCGAGTTTTGAACTCTTCAATTAAAGCAACTGCCGCTGAGTTGCGGGCTCAAGATGCTGCGTTTAAGGGCTCTGAAAAGTCTATCAACAACATGCGTTCAACCTATGACACATTGAGCCGCCAGTCAAAGAACTACCAAGCTCAGCTTCAGAAACAGCGAGAACAGTATGATGAAAATTCGAAAGCGGTTGAAAGACTTAATAAAAGTGAGACTGCATCGCAGGAACAAATTAATCGTGCGACAAAACTGCAAGCTAATGCCGCCTCACAGTACAATCGAACTGCAGCCGCTGCTGCACAAAATGAGAACCGAATGGCGGCCTTACGCAAAGAGATTGCACTACAAAGTGACGGCTGGACTAAAGTATCAAACGGTGCATCAAAGTTTGCGTCTGTCACTGAAAAGGCAAGCTCTAAGCTAACCAGTTTCGGATCAACGATGACAAGGGCGGTAACTGCTCCAATTGCCATTGGGTTTGTAGCAGCCGCTAAATCTGCTATTGATTTCAACAGCCAGATTCAAGCAATGGGACCTTTGCTAACAAATGGGGGTGCGATTACTGCTAAGTATCGTGCGCAACTTGATCAACTAGCATCAGCATCTAAAAAGTGGTCGGTTGAATATGGCGTTTCCACGGCTGCAATTAACGACGGCATGTCAGAAATGATCAAACGTGGCTATACCGCTGCGCAAACTTTAGGCGCTATGCCTGCAGTTCTCAATGCGGCAAAAGCGTCTGGCGATGACTTCAACGATGTTATGCATGTTTCTACATCCGTTTTGGAGCAATTTGGTCTAAAGACAGAATCAACAACGGGCATGCTTAAAAACACGTCTCGCGTTACAGATACTCTTACCTATATTGCGAACGCTACTGCAGCAGGGTTCCAAGATATGGGCGAGGCAATGACGTATGTCGGGCCTTCTGCTCATGCTGCTGGTATTTCACTCGAAGAAACAGCGGCTGCTATTGGTATTATGAGCAACAAAGGGATTGAAGGATCAGTTGCTGGCACAGCATTACGTGGTGCTTTAACAAGACTGTTGAAGCCTTCTAAGCAAAACCTTCAAGGCTTTAATGAATTAGGCATATCTGTTGCTGATTTCAAAAAAGGAACGCTAACTCTTCCAGAGATTCTTGACAAAATCAAGAATAACACTAAGGGGTGGACGGACCAGCAACGAGCTTCTGCAGTTGCGTTGGCTTTCGGAACTGAAGCGCAAGCCGGCATGAATGCCTTAATTGGTGCAGGTGGCGGTGAGCTACGCAAATATACCAGTGAAGCTGAGCATGCCAGCGGAACAACTGCCAAAATTGCTAACCAGTTAAACAATACGGATGCCGCCAAATTGAAGAGATTTCAAGAGTCGATTCATGTTTTAGGAATTGAAGTAGGTCAAAAACTTCTACCGACGCTGACTCCTCTTATCAAAACAGCAACCGATGTTGTCAACGCCTTTACAAAAATGGACAGTGGCACGCAACAAACCATTATCAAATTTGCAGCGTTTGCGGCAGTTGTAGGGCCAGTGAGTTCTCTTATCGGTGGAGCTCTTAAGCCTGTTATTGCTTTGAGCAAAGGAATATCTGGAATTGCGGGAGTCATTGGGAGAGCATCCGTAGCCGCAAAACTTGGCGGGACTGCAATGGATGTGCTCAAGTCTGGGTTTAGTAAGACAGCCTTTGAAGCATTGAAGGTTGCGCCTGCAGCGGCTGCGGCAGCAGAGGGCACTTCTGGAATGGGAGCGGCTATGACCGGAGCCGCAGCGGGCGGAACAGGATTGCTAGCGGCATTGGGGCCAATCGTCCCAGTTGTTTTAGGTGTGACAGCAGTCGTCGGTGCCGGTGTAGCCATCTGGGAATTATGGGGCAAAAAGGCTCTTGAGTCTGCTGACAGAACTTCACGATGGGGCACTGATATTGGCGCTGATGCCGACCGATCTGCTTCCAAAATGAAAGATGCCTCTGGGGCCATTTCTGGTGCTTTTGATGATACAAACCACACAGTCACCCAGAATGCTAAGACGATCTCTAAAGGGTTCGACGATTTAACAAAAGCTGCAAAAGAAGCCGCTGATCAGTCTGAGACAGCAGCGAAGAAATTGGCTAAGAGCCTCGGCGGTGAAGCCGCAGAAAACATTGAAAAGCAGGCCGCTAAGGAAAAAGCCGCTAACGCTAAGCGAATCAAAGAGATGGAAAGCAACAACGAAAAGGCCCAAGCCATTACTGCATCGTTTAACAAGAGCGGAGCACAGATGACGGCTGACCAGTATCAACTGTTGGATAACTACCGTCGTAAAAATGCCGCACTGGCTGTCAAGACGCTACAGATTTCTGGATCGCAACAGAATAATGTACTCAAAGCTGTCCTTGGTGAGAGAACTCGAATGTCTAAGAGTGCTGCCCTAGAGCAGTATCAAGACATGTGGAACGCCTCTAACAAGGAAAATAGCGCCTATAAGGCAGCACAGGACAAGATCAACACCGAGTACAAGAATGATGCTGCCATGCGTAATACAGCACTTGAAGGCTTAGAAAAAGACCACCAGAGCAAAATGAAAGTCATCTATGCTGGCGCAATTCAAGCCATGAAAGCACAAGGAACATCGCGCTCGGAAATGCTAGCGGAACTTCAAACTGACTTCCATCTGACAAGCTCACAAGCCGAATCTGCTATGAATAGTTATGAGAAGTCTATGGCCAAAGGGGTTAAGAGTAACCGAGATTTTGCTGCCGCGACTGAAGGATTTGGTAAAGCGGCTCAAGAGGCCGGTGATCACTGGAATAGTCTTGTTTTTGATCCCAAGACTGGGAAGGTGAAGACAAATCTTCCTGAAGTGTTGAAAGATACGGCCAGCACTAAAAAAGGTTGGCAGCAACTTAAATTCGATTTAAAGAATGCCAAGATCACCTCTAATGCCAAGCAAATGATTGTTGAAGCACTTGCTTCTTCTAAACAATGGCAGAAATTGAGCGTTCCCGAAAAGAATGCAATTATCCGTACTCAGGGGCGTGAACAGCTTGCTGATATTATGGATAAGTTTGTTTCCTGGAATAGTCTGTCGCTTAAGGATCAGCAAGCAATTGTGAAGGGCGATTACACGCCTTTAGTAAATGCTTTAGTCAAGAGTGGAGACTGGAACAATCTCACCTTGAAACAGCAAGAAGCCATTGTTAAAGATAAAGCAACAGCGCCATTAGTATCTTCACTTCAGCAAACCGGCGAGTGGCAGAAGCTCGACTTAAAAGTTCAAGAAGCGATTGTCAATGCTAAAGGCAAGAAAGATCTTGAAGACATCCTTTTTGACATGGGGGTTTGGAACAAGCTTCCAAATACGCAGAAATATGCAACCCTAGTTTCTTTTGGCAAGCAAGACATCGCTGATATTATTGATCAGCTAAATTTTTGGAATACACTTACACCAAAAGAAATCCAGGCTGTAGCAAAGGGCGATACCAGCTCTTTGGTAGCCGCTATTGATAAAGCAAATGACTGGAATCGATTAACTCTTGGCCAGCTAGAAGCAATCGTTAAAGATAAAGCTTCTGCAGGCTTAGTCCAGGCCATGATCAAAACTGGAGAGTGGAATGGCCTATCAATAGAAGAAAAGACTGCCATTATGCAGACCAAAGGTAAATCCGACTTAGCCGATATGGTTGTTAAATACGGTCTTTGGAACAGCCTTCCAAACTCTACTAAAAGCCTGTTGATGAACGATTCCGATGCTCGTACCAAATTAGAAAAAGCTGGAGTTGCAATTGATCAATACAATTTGTTTAAGAACCCCAACGAAAAAGGGCTAAAAGCAAATAATACTGATGTGCTTGTAAAAACAGAAGAAGCCAAAGGGGGCATTCAGAAATACAACGAAGTTCTACCTGGATTAAAGCTTTTTAATGGGAATTCCAGTGGCGTTAAGACAGAGTCTTCTTCTGGGCAATCAAGCATTGTTAAGTATAACGAGGTATTGCCGGGTCTAAAGCTTTTCAATGGTAATTCATCGTCTGTTAATGGTGCGTCTAATTCTGGTCAAAGCAGTATCATTTTATTTAATGGAACTAACCCAGTGCTGAAGCCATTTAAAGGCGATTCGTCGAGCGTTAATAGCGAGTCATCAAAGGGGCAAAGCAGTGTTCTGATGTTTAACGGCAAGGAGCCGTTAGACAAATACTTTAATGGCCACGATAAAACTAGTGGGCCTGCTGCTGCAGCAAAGCGGGCAGTCAGTTCCTTCGGCGGTGATCAGACGATTACTAAAACGTTTAATTTCGTAGCTAACGTAAGCTCAACAATTGCTAAGCTTCTTCACCTTAAGAACGGCACTTCTGATTTTGGTGGGAACGGATTTGCGATGGTGAACGATGCCTCCGGATCTAACTATCAAGAGCCTATTATCACTCCTAATGGCAACATGTTTATGTTCAAAGAACGAAATGTGGTCTTTCCGCTTGCTCGTCACTCAATGGTTATTCCTGCTGATAAGGCTCGTCGAATGAACATTCCACGTTTTGCTGGTGGTACCACAGACTTCGGAGGCGCTGCTAATAGAATAAACCAATTGAATCCGCAAACCTTTGTTACCAGCATTTCTAGTGGTAGCAATAGTCGTGTTGAGGATTTGCTAGCAAGACTGATCGAATTAACAACTTATCAGATTAGTAACCCGTCTGTTCCTGAAGGCAAGGTTGTTCTCGACAATGGGCGTGAAGTAGGACGGTGGCTGTATCCAACAATAAATAAATTGAAAAACAGAGACACCATTATGAGTAATAGAAGAAGGGGGATTTTCTAAGTGGCAAATTTAATATTTGGAGGTCATAAGATTGGCAGTTCCTCTCTTCAGTTTAGTGCAGCCCGCGGCGTTTTTTCTGAAGTTGAGAATACAACCCAGTCTGTCGGTGCATCGGACGGAGAAATGCTTATTAGAAGTCGATTGAAATCGAGAATCATTCCAGTGACTTATGATTTTGTGGCGCTATCTCGTCGTGAATTTGAACGACAGTTAGCGCCATTGCTTTATAGCTCGGGTGTTCAGAAGCTAATTATTGATGATCGTCCTGATGAATTTTGGTATGCAAAAGTTGACGGCAAGATTGATATGGACCGGGCTTATTTCCTTGGCACTGGTACTATTAATTTTCTTGTACCCGATGGCATCGCCCACTCGGTAGCCACGCAGACGGCTGACAACATGCCATACAAGGACGTGCCAGTGAACCTGCTTACGGGGACAAGTAATGAGGTTGTAACCATTGATGCAACAGCACCAAATGCTAATGTTAATTATGCATTTAATAGTAGCTTATATACGACCTTAGATTCATCAAAAACGTATGCTTTTAGCGCAGATGTAGCCATTCTTAAGGGAAGTCCTACACAAATATCCGTTGGCTCGTTTAATGGAAGCGATGCAAGTACAATAGATGCTACTATAAATAATAATCACATAGTGGCCATTATTACTCCCCCATCATCTGGATATACTAATCTAATTATATATGCAGGGGTTCGTGGCAATACTGCTGGAAATACCATTAATTTTTCAAAAATTAAGCTGGAAGTGGGTAGTGCCCCAACTCCTTGGTCGCCTAACCCAGCTGATCCTGAATACTATACCAACACCATCACGGTTCACAATGGTGGGACGTATCCATCTGAACCAGTTATCACGGCTACTATCAACGGTGATGACGGCGTACTAACTGCTATTAATGATCAGGGCAGTGTGCTACAGTTCGGCTCTCCCGATGAGACTGATGGCTTTGTGAAGCAAAAGTCTGAACGCGTTTATCATCTCGATTTCAATCAGACACCGACAGGGGTAACGCTCAATAAGGGGGTTACGGCTTTTCCTTACTATGAGCATGGCAATAATGCCAACGTACAGTCGGGACCATTTGGATATGCAAAAGGTATTGCCTACCCGTCCACTGAACGAACTGCTGCCAATCACTGGAATGGGCCTTCAATGAGCGGTACCATTCCGAAAAATTCGAATGGCTCCAACACGGCTAATTTTCAGTTTGTTAATCGTGTCAACATTGGGACGAATGCCGCAGAAGTAGGCCGTTTCGAGTTCAATTTGACGTATAAAGGCAAGATTGTCGCTTCTCTTGCGCTGTTTGACGATATTGCCTCTAATGACCAGTGGGTCTTCTCCGGCACAGTCTATGATGGCCGCCAAGCACAGATGATATTTTGGGACTTACTGCCACGCAATTACTATCGTGACGGCAACTACAATGCTGTTATCACAAAAATGGGTGATCAGTTAACCTTCCGGTTGGATCGCATTGATTTAGGTGGTGGCGCCATTGAGACACGGACAGTATCAGGTTTCTCTAGTGTGCCAATTGATGGCTGGACAGCTTGGTTCCCCGGATTCTCTGATCAACGTGGTTGGTCGATTAACTGGCAAGATAGCTACTTTGAGTGGATTAACGTTGATTACTGGGACGATATTCCTAACCGCTTCAAAGACGGGGACGTTGTGCAAATTGATGTTGCCAATCGACGTGTTCTTGTCAATGGTGCAGAAGATCGGACACTGCAAACAATCGGCAATGATTGGGGTGGATTCAAAATTCAGCCCGGCAATAACACCATCGAATTACTCACATCAAGCTGGGCAAAGCAGTGTAAGGCTGAAGTATCTTGGCAGGAGGCATGGCTATGAAAGATTTTTATTTTGTGGATAGATCATGGCATCTGCTAGGGACTGCAACTACTGGCGGTGGTGGGAAAATCCACATTGTCGATGATACTGATGATCAGCTTATCTCAGCAGGTGCTCGCACCTATTCAGGAACCATTCTGTTCACCCCTGAACTGTCTTCTAAGGTTCAAACGATGGCAGCACGTGGCAATTACATTTTGTATATGGATGAGCGCAATAAGGCAGTCTTTATGACAATTATGGAATCAAGCCATGATCCGCTTGCTGGTGAGGAGACATTCACTGCTGAAGATGCTGGTATTGATTTGATTAACGAGACCGTTGGCCCCTATAAAGCTCAACAAGCAATGGGTATCGCCGACTATATTAGCCTATTCACGAATGACTCAGGCTTTGAAATCGGTCTTAACGAGATCCCTAATTTGAAGCGAACGCTTGAATGGACTGGCGAGTCTGACACCACTTTAAATCGTATTCTATCTGTTGCGACTCAGTTTGATAATGCTGAACTAGACTTTAGCTTCGATGTGTCTGGAACAACGGTTGTGCGCCGCTTAATCAACATTCATAAGCGCATAGGTGCTGATAGAAATATCACGCTGTATGTGGATAAAGACATCAATAAGATTGTGACATCAGGCAGTATTTATGATCTCTATACGGCCGTTACACCGACAGGTGGTACGCCTGAAAGCAAAAATGGCGAGACCGCGGATCAGCAGCCAATCACGCTTCAAGGTTATCAGTGGACAGATCCCGATGGCCGTTACGTGTTAACGAAAGAAGGTGTTTTGCTTGACCCGGTAGCCAACCAAACATGGAGCAGACTTTTAGCTAAGGGTGGTGCACCGAGTGTCAATGCAGCGTATATCAATCGTGTTGTCACTTATACGGCTACTTCGCAAGCGACTTTGCTTCAGTCTGCACTCTCTGATCTTAAGACTCACAATCATGAAGCAGTCAATTACGAGACCGACATTGCTGTGCTGCCACAAAATATCAACATTGGTGACACAATTCATTTAGCTGACGAGAATGAGCAATTGTACTTGTCGGCTCGCTTGCTAGAACTCAAATCAAGCTATTCGATGGATACACACACAGCAACATTGGGAGACTATCTCATTGAGCATGATCAGGTAGCTGCCCAATATCGGCAACTTGCTGAACAAATTAAGAACATCCCCAAAACTATCCAATACTATCCATGGGTTCGCTATGCCGATGATGACAAGGGCACTAACATGTCAGCTTTCCCAACTGATAAGAAATACATGGCATTCAGGTACAGCAACAAGTCATCCGTGCCAAGTGATGATCCGGCTGATTACGCTGGCAAGTGGGCACTGATTCGAGGTGCCGATGGTGCTAACGGTGTTCCGGGCGCAAAAGGCGCTGATGGCCGTACAAGCTATTTCCACACTGCTTGGGCGAATGATGTAAGCGGACAAAGCGGGTTCACGGTATCCGGTGGCGATGGCAAAAAGTATATTGGTACGTACAGCGACTTCACAAAGGAAGACAGTACCCATCCAGCAGATTACAATTGGGCACTTTTTAAAGGGGCTGATGGTGACGTGGGACCCAAAGGGCCTCAAGGCTTGCCGGGGAAACCGGGTGCTGATGGTCGTACTGCCTATACTCACTTTGCTTACGCAAATAGTCAAGATGGGAAGACCGACTTTTCAACAACTGATTCTAATCGCAAGTACATTGGTTTCTACAGCGACTTCACATCTGGCGACAGTACGAATCCAAGCAACTATAGCTGGTCACTGATTAAAGGTGCGGATGGTGCGAATGGTAAAGATGGGGTGCCAGGTAGAGCAGGTGCAGATGGTAAGACATCATACTTCCATATTGCATATGCTGACAGTAGTGATGGCAAAACGAACTTTTCGCTGGATACTCCGGGTTCTAGAAAATACATCGGTAGTTATACAGATTTCACACAAGCCGATAGCAACAATCCAGCTGTTTATAGTTGGCAACTGGTGCAAGGGCCAAAGGGCGATACTGGTCCTCAAGGTTTACAAGGCCTTCAAGGTCCTCAAGGAAGCCAAGGTATTCAAGGCCCAAAAGGACTAGATGGCAAGTCTAGTTATACCCACATTGCTTATGCTAACTCCAGCGATTCAGAACGGAACATGAATAATTGGGTGTTAAGCGAACCAGCCAAAAATGCCGCTACAATCACTTATAAAAATGGCGTTAATACGATTGACTATAAGGGTGTGGGGTACTACGAAGTTTTCAACTTTCCCGTAAAAGCAAAAAAAGGTCAGAGTTTTACATTCAGTTTTTCGTGGACTCAACCAGACGTTAAGCCTCTAGATGGTAAGGCTGATGGGGTGCCAGTAAGCATTACAGATGCGCCGATTACAAACAAACAAATTGGTAGAAACGTTATTTATCTAGGCGTTTCAAAAACGAACAGTAAACTATTTACGATTTCGGGTATAGCAACAGCTGATACAACGTATGTTTCAATAAACCTAGGCTACTTAGAGGATGGTATTCAGTGGCAATTTAATGCTTCTTTCCAGCAAGACTTTAGCCAAGACCCAGGCAAACATGAATACATTGGTATGTATGTTGACTTTACAGATACTGACAGCACTGACCCAGCCAAGTATGCTTGGTCATTGATTAAAGGCGCAGACGGTGCGAATGGTAAAGATGGGGTGCCTGGTAAAGCAGGTGCCGATGGCAAGACATCGTACTTCCATATTGCCTATGCTGACAGTAGTGATGGTAGAACCAACTTCTCATTGGATACTCCGGGTTCTAGAAAATATATCGGTAGTTATACAGATTTCACACAAGCCGACAGCACCAATCCAGCCGCTTATAGTTGGCAACTGGTGCAGGGGCCAAAAGGCGATACTGGTGTTGGTATCCCGGGCCCTAAGGGAGCCGATGGCAAAACTAGCTACTTTCATACAGCCTATGCTAACAGCATTGATGGAAGTCAAGGATTTTCAACCACAGATGGCAATGGTAAGTCTTATTTCGGCCAATATGTTGACCAGACCCAAGCGGATAGTACCGACCCAACAAAATACTCATGGGCGCTGTTCAAAGGTGATACTGGACAACCTGGCCCTAAAGGCGATCCCGGAAGCAAAGACGTGCCTTATCCATATGTACAATTGTCGGCCCCAGCAAGCCCTAAAAAAGGTGATACTTGGTGGCATGGCACAAGCTTAAAAGATGCAACGGCTGTACAGCGCTATGACGGTTCCAAGTGGGTAGATGATGCGATTGCTCAAGCTGTTTTGTACATTAAAGAACTCAACTCAATTATTCTTAATTCCGCTGAGATTAATTCACCTAATATTAACGTTCCTTTCCAACACGTGAGAATTGCAGGATCCGGGATATTGTCCAGTGGTTCCCTTACCCTCAATGGTGCCTCATATGTCATTTCCGGTAATATTGAGGACACTAATGGAAAGCCAAACGGCCAAATCTATCATACGGAAGTAAATCCCGATGGATTGCTGTCATACATTACGCAAACAGATGGGTCAACAAAAATGCGTACTAGCAGAATTTCTATGGGTGTTCTTGAACTAACCGACCTAGTCGGCGGACTGGGTAATTCTGCCAAGTACATTACTTCTAACTTTAATGCTCATGATGCAGTTGACTATTATCATGTAGATGCTGGTCTAGAGACGGATAACGCTAAAAATATTAATATCACATATAGTCGTCATGGTAACCTTGTTAATGTGGGTTTTGATTTTGACATGAAGGATGATAATGCATGGAAAAAGCTTGCAGATATTCGACCAGGATATAAACCATTTGGTAGGATTTGGGCACAAGTCATTGGTAATACAGATGTTAGAGGTGCTGTTGCCGTTGTTTATGCCCAATCTGGTGGCTGGTACATGTTTCCAAGCTTAGGTAATACAAATAATTATCATGGGACTTTTACATTTACTACCCAAGATGACTATCCAACAGGTGATGTGGTGATTAAGTAATGAAAATAAAAGTGTGGACAGATAATAACAATAGGCTACTTAATTGGGCCTATATGAATGACTCACGGCCAGTTGGACCAACAGATGATGGTCAGCAAATTATTGAAATTGATAGTACGGATGGCCTTTACGAGAACCACGCCAGCATTAGTGACGGCCAAGTCGTTCCTGATGCTGACTATGACCCAGACGCTGACAGACCTACACCTGAGCCGTCTGCGGCTGACTTAGCAAATGCTGAAACTATGAAGATGGTTGCTAGTCTAACTATGTCAAACGCAGCTTTGATAAAGCAGGTGGCAACATTGACCAAGGAGGCAAAATCGTGAACGCATATAAGCCATTAATTATCAGCTACTATCAGCAAGGAATCTACAACAAGGATGACTTAGCCTTGTTCGTGAGTGTCGGCTGGGTTAGCCAAGCAGAAGTAGATGAGCTTGTTAAGCAAGTCGCCAGCAAAAGCTAGCGGCTATTTTTGTGGAAGGAAGTGAGAAAGTGACATTTTTTGGATACACGATTGGTGACTGGGCGGAGTTCATATCAATCATAGGGGTGGGCGTAAGTGCGGGCAGCTGGCTGTTCAAAAAGATTGCCTTAGATCCATTACGCTCTGATATTCAAATGCTTTCAGAGACGATTAATCGTCAGCTAAAACTGCACGAACAATCGCTGGCAGACTTGAACACTCATCTGAAAACACACGATGACGAGCTTGGCAGTCACTCGGTTAGGATTACTCGATTGGAAGACCATGTAGGCATTAAAGGAGAAGATAACCATGAAGATTAATTGGAAAGTACGATTATTGAGCGTCAAATTCTGGCTGGCCGTTGTGCCAGCTTCTTTGTTGGTGATTCAAGCGGTGGCGGCAGTCTTCGGTTACAACTGGGACTTTGCTAGTTTGGGTAAGGAACTCACTGCAGTGGTCAATGCAGTGTTTGCATTATTGACCATTGTCGGGGTAGCCGTTGATCCAACCACAGAGGGTGTCGGTGACAGCCAGCAGGCGTTAGCTTACCCGGCAATCATTACCACCAAGGCGGCTAAGATCAAGGCGTTAGAGGATCAGATTAAGGCACTGCAAGTGGATAAAGCGGCTGATCAGGCAACTTCTGCTGCTAGTGAAGTGGTTCCAGAGACGTCTTCTGCAGCACCGGCGGAGTCAGCTCCGGAATCTGTTGCTCCAGTAGCTAGTGAGGAGGCAAAATAGTATGAGTTATACCATCAACAAAGAATTTGCTTTGGGTGCAAATGAAGGCTCATCGCAAGTAGCTAATCGACTTTATATTATCCTACATGATGTAGGCACCGAATCTGGCGCGCGTGCAAATGCCGCTTACTTCAAAAACAATATTGCTGCTGAAATTGCTTATACGGCATTTGTTGTAGGCGATGGCGGTCAGGTTTATCAAGTTGGCGAACCCGGTTATGTTCAATGGGGTGCTGGGGCAGTTGCAAATGCTAACAGCCCGGTCCAAATTGAATTGGGACACACTAGTGATCCCGAAACTTTCAAGAAGGATTATGCCGTTTATATTGAGCTTGCACGTGATATGGCTGCTCAATATGGCATTCCGACTAGTTTGGACGCTGGTGGTGCTGGAACACCTGGCATCAAGTCTCATTTGTGGGTAACGCAGCATATTTGGGGTGATCATACTGATCCATATGGGTATCTGGCTCGATGGGGTATTACGAAGGAGAAATTGGCGGCAGATCTGGCTAATGGCACAACTACTGTCAATCCGTCCCCGAGTGCACCAGCGGCAGAAAGCTTGCGGCCACAAGCAATTGCTGCTGGCAATGTCAACGTAACCTACGCTCTGCATTTGCTCGGTGGCAGTTGGCTGGATGAGGTGACCAACTTCGGCTCTGGTGACAACGGTTTTGCTGGTATGCCTAATTATCAGCATGATCTGCTGTACATCAAAGTTGATCATGGTAGCGTTAAGTATCGAGTTCACACAGTTAAGAGCGGTTGGATGCCTTGGGTAACTAAAGGTGATCGCAGTGATACGGTTAACGGCTGTGCCGGTATTGCTGGTGAAGCGATTGATGGTGTCCAGATTATCTTTATCACTCCTGCTGTTGAGCCGTACCAGCAAGCGTATTACCGCAGTCAGACGACACAACGGGCTGGCTGGCTCGGTGTTGTATGTGATGATGGCACGAGTTTGCCACAGTACACAGACACATACGCCGGCATGTTTGGAGAACCGCTTGATCGTTTGCAAATCGGCATTAGTTCGATCAATCCATTCTAAGTACATTACAAAAAGTCCTCTGCTCGCTAACGCGGGTGGAGGGCCTTTTTTGTTGCTTTGAAGTGCGGGCATAATGCTGTAAAATAAGATAGGTAAGCAACTAAAAATTTTAGCCAGCTTGTAAGACCTTGTCGTTCTGCCTCCTTTGCTCAGGGAGGCTTATTTTTGTGCACAAAATATGCACAAAATGTGGTTTTCTACTATTGTGTATACGTTTGTTTTCGCACTTACTCTCCGTTTTTATGCTTCTAGATGCTTTCTATAGCTTCCCGGAATGCTGGTATAAAGGCATTTCGGGATTTTTGTTTCCTTTTATTTTCGGTTGTTTTTTTCCTCCGGTGCACAAAATGTGCACAAGCTAAAGTCTCGAAAGTGCTTGTAGCGTCTGGGATACCTGCTCTTTTCTTTGATCTTCAAGAAGATGAGCGTAGACTTTTTGAGTGATCATTGTATTGGCATGCCCAAGTCTTTTTGAAATATAGTTAATGTCAACGTGATTGGCAATCAAATAGGAAACGTGAGTGTGTCTAAGCCCATGGAAAGTAATCGCGGGGGAAATGTCGAGAGTCTTCTCGATCGTCCTTAGATCCTTATTAATTGCCGTGCTCGATAGCATGTTATGCCGTATGCTGCGAAATAATAGTTGTTTGCTATCACGATATCCCTGAGCAAGGTAGACCTCTTGCTGTTCTTTCTTGAGACGTAAAAGCAAGTCTGCAAGTTCTCTCGTGATGTCGATGTCACGTACACTTGATTTGTTCTTAGTAGCAGCAAATCCGCTGCCATATCTGTGATCCCACGTTCTGGTAATGTGCACAACGCGCTTTTTAAGATCAACATGATCCCACGTGAGCCCAAGAACTTCAGAATACCTAGCTCCGGTCAGTGCCCCGGTTGCGATGATGTAGTAAGCAATATGCTCGTAGTCGGCAAATTCTAGGCAGTAATTGACGAGCTTGCGCAAATCCTTTACTTGCAAATATTTGATGATTCCTGCTTGCCCCTCATTACCAGTGAGGACAACGTTATGAGTGAAGTTAGTATATATTATTTGGTCATCGACGGCAGAATCAGCCATTGAGCGAACATAGCCATTCAATTTGCTGACTGTATCTTTAGCCCTTTTTTTGCCAAACTCATTGATAAATGCCTGCCAGTCTGATTTTGAAATTGATTTTAGTTCACGGCTTTCGCCCCAATAGGCTAATAACTGTTTACGAATTGTTTTATACCGGGCTTCGGTGATACGAGAATGCTTACCAGATTTGTACAGCTCAATCCATTTGTCCCAGTAGTCGATTAACGTTATCTTGTTAAGATCCAAATTTGCACCGCGATTATGCTGACGTTCGACTTCGGTTGCCGCTATATCAGCAGCTTTTTTTGAGGGGAAGCCACCCTTGTTGACATACTTGCGTGTTCCATCATTATCCTTGTAAGAGACACGATATTGCCATTTTTTGCCTCGTTTACTAATGCTGGCCATCATTCATACCTCCTTGTGCTATAATACAAACGGGTGCTATTGCACCCACCACACATTCACGTTCTTTTAGGCGTCTACCCATTCACTTTAGCCAGTGGGGTAGGCGTTTTTTATTTTGTATTCAGCCCCACTCTCCGGCTTGCATGGGGACGCCGCTTGCGTGGGGGAAGGACTAATCACCATAGTCGTCGGGAGCGGTTCCGGCGTCATCAATCTTCTTGGCCAAAGCCAATGGAACTGTGATTTTGCCACCCATGGTAGATTTGTAAGTGGTGGTACCCAAGCTTTCAGCATAGAAGGTGATCTTATCATTTTCTAGAATGCGAGAGCCGTTCATAATATCTGGATCATAACCGACCATAATTACATTGTCATAATTACCATCAACTGCAACACGCAAATCAGTTTCATCGTCACCCTCAACGACTTGAATAACTTCGCCTGTTAAAGTGATGTTCTTGCCCTTGTAGTCGTCTGGAGTCCGTGCCAACTGTTCATAAGTGATCCCAGTGTTGTAGTCAGCTGCGTTGAATGTTTCTGTGTTTGATGATTCTTCATCATCAGAGTCATCGCTATCAGTGTCTTCGTAACTGTCATCATCATCTTGTGACGACACGACCTTTGACGATTCAGCTTTTGAAGACGAACTAGACGCAGCTGACCTCTTGCTTTCTCCCGAGTAGGTGCCAATCCAAAAAAAGATTGCAATAAATGCTACCGCCGACAATGCGGTAATAATAAGGTTCCGCTTTAGTTTTCTCGGATCCTTTCTTTGAACTATAGACAATGTGCCAAATATTGCAGCCAATAGGAGCGATCCTAAAAAGGCAATTAAGATAAGTAGTTTCATTATTCCCCTCCAAAAAATTCAGCTTTTAACGTCGATCAGAGTTTGGACGTGAGATTTTATAGAACTACCGTGTACACGACTACCTTGCCAATGATGTTGATGTTCTCTTCTTCAAGGTCTTCGTAGGTGTACATGATGGGGCTAAATCTTTTGTCAGTTGAATCCGGAATGAAGGTAACAATCTGCTTTTGACGATCATTATAGAAATATTTGACTGCGTAGTCACCATCATCTGCAAAGACAACAATGTCGCCGTCTTTAAGGTCTTGAATGTCGTTGTACTGTTTGACTGCTATTAAAGAACCATCAGGAATTGTTTGGTTCATTGATTCGCCGTTTATATGCATCATCAATATGCTGCTGTCTCCGGCATATCTTCCCATAACACTATCTGGCAGTTGAATCGTTTCAACGTCATCGGAAGTTAGCGGATCGACATTGCACAAGATTCCAGCCGATATATCAGCGGGAATGTATGGATAAGAGTGAACATTTAGTTTTTTTAATTTAAAGGGATCTACAGGAGAAACTCCTATTAGGCTTTCCGGAGTTGTGTGTAAAGCACTTGCAAATTTATCAACATAGTTTAATGGAAACTCACGCGTTCCATTGAAGTAGCGAGACACAGACGATTTTGCCATGTCAACACGGCGTGCTAGTTCACTGATTGAAATCCCTTCACGGTTGCGAAGATCATTCAAAGTCTTGATTATTTCATCATTTGTTTTCATGTATCTCACCTCAAGAATGATTTTAACACCGTTCCCGATTGTGCACAATAGGGGCACCAAAAAACAATATCTGAATATTTTTTTGAAATAATCGTTGACACATGGGAACACTGATGATATTCTTTAGATGTTCCCAAAAGGAAACGAAAGGAGGCAATACAATGACACTAAATTTAAAACGTCTTCGTGCCGAACGTATCGCAAAAGGAATGAACCAAGACGAAATGGCAAAAGCTATGGGATGGCATACCCGCTCTTCGTACGCTAAGCGTGAGAACGGAATTACAACAATTAGCGCTACCGAATTAGTAAAAATGGCAAGCATTTTGGGATACGGCGCCAATCAACTGGATCTTTTTTTTACAGATAACGTTCCCAATAGAGAACGAAAGGGGATGACGGTATGAACGAACTACAACTATTTCAGTTCGAAGATAACCAAATTCGGACTGTCAGCTCCAATGGCATTATCTGGTTTTAAGCACCGGATGTTACGAATGCGCTGAAAATAACAAACACAACGGTAGCGTTGAAATCATTAGACGGCGATGAGGTGACTAAGTTTAACTTAGGGGGCTTATCATGCGAGGCAAATCTCGCGGCTGAAAAATAAGCCACCAAATTCTTTGCCAAGAAGCCGGCTATAAGCGCCCTAGGTTTAACCTAGGTCGTCATGGCGGCACAAATTTAATTCCTTGTCTGCTTAAAAATCAGCAGGCCCATACCTTGAAGTACCAAATCGGTACCTCAGGCCAAGCCAGCGAAATGGCCGTTATTAATGAATGAGGCCAACAGAAAGAAGGAAACACATTGAACGAATTAGTAATCATGCACAACAAACAAGCCGTGACAACCAGCTTGCGTGTGGCCGAGGTATTTGGAAAAGACCACAAACATGTTCTTGAAACTATCAGCAACCTCGCAGCCGAAAAATCGGCCGCCAAATTCTTTGCCGAGGCAACGTATGACAACCGTGGTAAGCAATATCCAATGTACTACATGAATCGTGACGGTTTCACATTGCTGGCCATGGGCTTCACCGGTAAGAAGGCACTTCAGTTCAAGATTAAGTACATCCAAGCATTCAATAGTATGGAAACACAGATCAGAACGGGTTATGCAATCCCGGGAAGTTATGCTGAAGCGTTGAAGCTAGCAGCTAATCAAGCTGAAAAGATTGAGCGACAGAAACAAACCATCGCGATTCAAGCGCCTAAAGCATTGTTTGCAGACGCGGTAGCCACCAGTCACACAACCATCTTGGTTGGTGATCTTGCCAAGGTAATCAAACAGAACGGCGTTGACATTGGTGCCAAGCGGTTGTTCGCCTGGCTACGTGAGCAAGGCTATTTGATCAAACGGATTGGTGCCGACTATAACTCGCCGACACAGCGTGCGATGGAGCTAGGTTTGTTCGAGGTCAAGGAAACGGCTATCAGTCACTCGGACGGCCATGTAACAGTTCAGAAGACCCCAAAGGTGACCGGCAAAGGCCAGCAGTATTTTATCAACAAGTTTCTACAAAAGGGGATGGCAGTATGAACGAACGTAATGAAAAAAAGCAAGCACCTTATGAACAAGAGATGCTTGCACGAATGGCCTTGAGCTTGATCGCTAGCATGAGAGAATTGTCGCTCGATCAAGAAGAAGCAGCTCTGAAAACCGCTTTGTCACTCATTGGGCGTCAGGAGGTAGTTTAAAAAGGGAGAAAAAGTCATTGGAGACATTTGCACTGATATTTAGCCTAGCATGCCTCTTGATTAACGTTGTTTGCTTGATAGGCGTCATTTATATGAACTCGAAGATGTAAAACGTTTGTTCGACCACTGATAAGGAGAAGGCAAAATAATGTATATCAACCAAGCGATTAAGAAAGCGGAGACGCAAAAACGAGGGATTACTCGTAAGGTGTGGTTCCCTCGTCCGATGATTCTTATACCGACCAATACAAACGCTGGGTTCCTCATGACATCAATGGGACAAGATCCAGGACAAAAATGGGTGCCATACAGCGATGATCTCACGGCTAATGACTGGATCCCATACGGCTAAAAGAACGGAATTAGTTTTTTGACACCAGTAATGGCATCAAGAACCTTTTTGACATCATTGCCAAACTTTTGTTCACGCCACGCAATAGCCTGTGTGGTGATGAACGAATTGTAATAACAACCGTCGCCCGGCCAGAGTTTCATAAAACCAGCGTCTCGAAGCTCAGCCATCGTAAACGAAACATCCGGTAGGGACCACTGAGGCATAACGTCATCACGGACTTGCTGTGTAGAACCCATTGTTGTTGCATCACTCTTTGATTTTCCATCAGTAACACTTTCCAAGTATTTTGACGATAGCTGTAACAGCAAATACTTTGCATCGTTTGTAAGACGTTCGTATTCATCGTTCATTTATATCACCTCCTTTCGGGTTTCATTATCCGTCAGGAGGCGATCACAGGAAAGGAGGAAATGCCATGCCGTTGTTGCAGGTTGTTGAAGATGATCAGATTTCAAGCAAAAAGTATTTAGCGGTCGATGAAGAAGAATTGGCAAAGATGATCGAGGAGAACCAAGAGCTAAAACGCAAGCTAGCAGCACGAGGTATGTGGACGCTCACAACCGCAACAAGCTATGTCGAAGGACATAACAACACGTGGGTAGTTAACAATATCTTGAACGTCCCACGCTTCCACAAGTTCTTGCAAGATACCGTGGTTTCATATCCACCGCCTGGCAAAAAGGGGTATCTGTTTCATCCGAAGCCATGGCTCGACTTCTTAGACAAATGGTTCCCAGAGATTTCAAGGTCACTTAGAGAGAAGGACAAATAATGATTGGCTATTTACTAATTGCTGGTGGCTTCGGCGTGATCGTGGGTCACTGCTTAGGCCACAGTGGAAATTGGAGGCAGTGGATTGAATGAAGAAGCTATAGCTAAGCTAGGTCCACTTATCTCCTACTTGTCTATCCAGGCTGAGAACGCACGTCTGGTTGGCCATAATTACCGTCAAGGAACGGATAAGACGCGAGCTTATGCCATGGGACGAGAAGACGGCTTGCAAACCGCCATCAGCTTAATCAACGAAATAATGGGCAAAACAAAAACCGCTAAGCGCTAGAACACTTAACGGCCAAAAATGAGGTTTCACATTGAGTGACCTCATTATATCACAGAAAGAAATGAGGTAAAACAATGGCCAGAGAAATTGGCAAGCAACTTGATCGTCTTGAATCACTTGCATACAAAGTAAAAACTGATCAGTACCTTTTGGATTATTTGAGAGAATGGGCAGAAACCAAGTGCGATCTATTCAGGGATGATGATCCTCACATGACCGATGGTGAGAAGATTCAAGACCGGCTGTTCCTAAAAGACAACTTTAAAAAATACATGGATATCTTGGGTCAAACATCACTCGATATGATCAAATTCGAAGCAGACTTAATGGATGTTCGCCAAAATATTGCCGATCAATGCTTCCATGAAGGCGGTGACGAACATGAATGAGAAACCAGGTTACTATGCAATCATCCCAGCAGGTGTGCGCTATGATACAAAGCTGCCACAAGGAGCCAAGCTCTTGTATGGCGAGATCACGGCACTCACTAATAAGAACGGTTATTGCTGGGCATCGAATGACTATTTCGCAAAACTCTATTCGGTTAGCAATAGCACAATTCAAAGCTGGCTAAAGTCTCTCGAAGATAAGTCGTATATCATCAGAGTCATTAAATATAAAAGCGGAAGTAAGGAGGTTGAACAGAGATTTATTAGTTTAAACCCCCACCCAGAAAACTGCACCACCCCACCTGTCTCTTATACACATCTCCGAGCCCACGAGACGCTCATGAATCTCGTATGCCGGCTTCTGCTT